TTCTATTTGCTTGCTGTTGGCGAAAAAGACAAATTTGATGTTTGGATTGCACACAATTCGTTTTCACCTTGGGAAAACAATAAAACTCCCGGCAATGTATTGATCGCTTCTTCGCAAAATCGCAAAGGTTCTGTCGATCAAATGCACATTGTCAGCGCGCTTTTGCGTTTAATGAATGAAAATAATCAGGTGATTATTCAAATTCCCGGTGACTTGTCTACGCTCGAATCGAATTGATTTTCGTTTCGCTTTTGCGTTGCGCTGTTGAGCAATAAAAACAAAAATTATTTTGCCTGTTTTTGCTGAAAAATATGTATTTTTGTGCGACACAAAAACAAAAAATCACTGTTTTTTTCCGAAAACTATTTGCAAGAAAAACGCATGTTTTTGACTTTTATTACTTTTCTATGTTTTGATTGTATTTGAAATTCGAAAAAACCTCGCGCTTCCTCGTTCTCGTTTATCGCCTCAAAAACAAAGCGCAATGAACCAAGATTCAAAAAACATGAACAGTGATTCAAAAATTGTTGAACAGCCGCTGAAAAAAATTCGTCTTGGCGCGCAAGCGCAGAAACGTGGACGCAAAGCGAAAGAGCCAGAAGAAGAAGTTAAGCATTTTATTCGTCGCAAGCGCGTTTTTACTGCGGAGGAATTATTTAATCAGCGCGTTCGCAAAGGTTTGAAATCCGTGGCGCGTGATTATTCGGCGGAGGCGTTTAGTTTCTTGCTTAATACAATGCGCGATGATGATGTAGCGATGCAACATAGAATGAACGCTGCGACACAAATCTTGGATCGTGGTTGGGGAAAACCAGCGCAGCACAATGAAGTGTCAGTCAGTGTTCTTGATAACTTGTCAGATCAAGAGTTGATCAAGATTATTACAGGCGTTGAGATTGAAGGCGAAGTTATTGAACAAGCGCGGCGCGGTTTAACGTATGATGATCCGGGCGAAAACGACGAAGAACAATGATCAGCGAATTAAATATAAATCCGAATGATGTATTACGCTTGCCGCGTGATGAATTGCGCCGTCGTGCAGAAGCGGCGATCAGATACAATCTGATTAAATCAAAAGAGAATTGCGAAGAATCATTATCAGAGTTTATCAAACAGGCATGGCATGTCGTTGAACCGGCGCAGCCATACACGCACAATTGGCACATTGATTTTATTTCAGCGCATCTTGAAGCGGTAACAAACGGCGAGATAAATCGTCTTTTAATTAACGTGCCGCCGGGCATGATGAAATCGCTTCTAGTCAATGTATTCTGGCCTGCATGGGAATGGACAAAGAAACCCGGATTGCGTTTCATTTGCACAGCGCACTCGCAAAACCTTGCTATTCGCGATTCAACGAAGATGCGCCGTCTCGTGCAAAGTGACTGGTATAAAGAAAGATGGGGAGACGTTGTGCGTCTTACGGGAGACGTAAACGCTAAAACAAAATTTGAAAATACAAAGACCGGCTTCCGTGAAGCTGTCGCGTTTGAATCAATGACGGGTGTTCGCGGTGATCGCGTCACGATCGACGATCCGCACAGTGTGGATTCTGCAATGTCTGATGTGAAGCGCGCTTCAACAATTGAAACATTCCTTGAAGCGGTGCCGACACGTTTAACAAACCCTGATTCATCTGCAATCGTTGTGATTATGCAGCGTTTGCACGTTGATGACGTATCGGGAATCATCCTCGAAAAAAACTTAGGCTATACGCATGTTATGTTGCCGATGGAGTTTGATCCTGCGCGCAAATGCGTAACAGAGCTTGGATACGAAGATCCGCGCGAAGAAGAAAACGAATTGCTTTTTGAAACGCGCTTTCCGCGTGAAGTCGTTGAACGCGACAAACAAGTCATGGGGCCTTGGGCCGTCGCAGGACAATTCCAGCAAACGCCCACACCTCGCGGCGGTGGAATCATACGCCGTGACTGGTGGCAATTGTGGGATGACGAATTAGCAAACTCGCAAGGTCTGTCAGGATCAAACAAATATCCGCCGATGGATTACATTGTTGCATCATTAGACGGCGCATATACTAGCAAGCAAGAAAACGATGCAAGCGCGTTGACGGTGTGGGGGATATGGCAGCGCGGCGGACAGAGTGCGCGCCGAATACTAGGACGCAGCGGCGAAGTTTCAGACTACATTGATGACCGCGACACAATACCATGCGTCATGCTTATGCACGCTTGGGAAAAACGCCTACCCATACACGGCCCAGACGTTGAGCGCATGGAGCATGAAAGCGACATGCAGTATCGCATACGACAGCGCGAGAACATGGGACTTGTCGAACACGTTATTGAAACGTGCAACAAGTATAATGTTGATATGCTCTTGATTGAATCGAAGGGGCCGGGGCTATCCGTCGCGCAAGAGATTAAGCGTTTAAATCGCACAAACACATGGGGCGTTGAATTAGTAAATCCCGGCAGTTTAGACAAAGTAGCACGGGCCTATGCCGTGCAACCGACATTCAGCAACGGCGTAGTGTATGCGCCCGACCGTGATTGGGCGGACAAAGTAATTACGCAATGCGAAAGCTTCCCAAAGGTGAAGCATGATGATCTCGTGGACTCTATGACGCAAGCCATAAAATATTTGCGCGAGCGCAACATGATCCGCAGGCCGGAGGAAATCATCGCGCAGATACGGGACAGCGCGAATATCAAGATGATCAATAAACCCGTGTATGATGTTTAACGCTGGCGTAGCTCAGTTGGCAGAGCAGTTGATTTGTAATCATCAGGCCGGGAGTTCGACCCTCTCCGCCAGCACCATAAAGAAGTGAACATGAGAACGATAAGCGATTTAGAAGAAAGATCGGAGGCGATCAAAGAACGCCTCGCAGATATTTTTGATGAATTGCGCGCCTCTAGTGGGACGGACAGAGCGATAGACTTGGCAGAAGAAGTTGCGTTGCTGTTACGCGAAGAAAACGTGTTGCAGCATAACATTCGTTATCACAACAAGGTCGCTAAAAAATTATTGAACGACCCATGCTCAGGGCCACACTAAAATGACAATGGACATCGTGCATCGTATTAAATACATCCTTAACGGTCGCACGATGTTGAGTGAGCGAGAACAGTTGCTTGATGCAGCTTGTGATGAAATCAAACGACTGCGAAAGATCAACCATCGCCTTATGCACTATGCAGCGATGGTGTCAGAGAGTGATACGGCTACCCCGCAGCACAGACAGATAGCGCGTGAAATTGTAGGAGATAACAATGATTAAACGGCTCTTGTATGCGTTGGAATGTTTCTTTTACGCATGGCGTAACTACCATCCCAAGCGTGAAGTTCCGATCACGTTTGAAAGTTGGATGGCGAAGATAACGCCTTTTGCTGTTGGAGATTACAGCTACATCAATGGCCGCGAGCCGACGAATGGCAAAGTCCTTCCTGACGGGATTGAACCTTTTATGATGAAGAAGCGTTGCATTAACGAGGATGGCGCTATCCGCTATTTTGATGTTGTGCCTATTGGCTGGCATCACGTTGACGCTTTCAATCTGACCGGGGATTGCTGAAGTGAACGCGACCGACCAAGAGTTGATACAATGGTCGGTCGCCCTAACGGGTGGCGCTTTTTCTGCTTTTATTGTATGGTTATTTTTCTGCCGCGACGATAAATGACGGCGGGAGCCGCCACATGAAAAGAGAGCCGACAATTTATTTAGAGCTGACGCCCCGTGAGGCGGCGGTGATTTATGATTTTGTGCTAACGGCTGATTGGTCGCGTGGCCCCTATGGCCCAGAGCTAAAAGCAATCTACGACGCATTGACTGGCGTGGGAACGGCGTTCCGCCTATACGAGCCAACTCTGCGATTATCCTGCACTGATCAATACGTTGATCTAAATGAAATCTATATGGACGAATGACCATGGCTGATGATTTTCGATTCCTTCAGAAACCCGAAGAAGCTGCGCCCGAGATGCCCGGTTCTGAAACCGTGGACCTTGGCGACTTAGACAAGGTTAAGCAGAAAGAGGATGCGCTTGTCATTGATCTGCCGGACGGCAGCATCTCCATCAATTTTGGTGGGCTTAACATGGCGCAGCCGGAGGAGTCGAAAGATCACGACGCCAATCTGGCTGATCATGTGGACAGCGGAACGCTTGGCGGCTTGGCCGATGATCTGATGCGCTTGATCACTGATGACCTGATGCGCCAAGAACAGAGGCTTGGCGACATTGTTAAAGGCATTGATCTGTTGGGCGTGAAGCTGGAAGAGCCGCGCTCTGAGCCGAACGATGAGGGCATTTCCGTTGTCCGTCATCCGTTACTGCTCGAGTCAATTTTGCGATTTCAGGCTAACGCCCGTGGTGAGATGCTTCCAGCGGACGGGCCGGTGAAGGTTGCGAATGAGGGCGACAGCACGTTGCAGCTTGATGAGCAGGCTGAGCAGCTTGAGGATGATTTCAATCATTACCTGACGGTTGGCGCTCCTGAGTATTACCCTGACACGGATCGCATGTTCTTTAGCCTTGGTCACGGGGGCGAGGCATATAAGAAGGTTTACTTCCATCCGTTGAAGCGCCGCCCTGTTTCGGAGACGATTGACCGTAAGGACATTATCCTGAGCGATGGTGCGGTCTCTTTGGAGACTTGCGCAAGAGTGACGCACCGTAGTCGGATGCGTCCGAGCGTTGTTAAGCAGATGCAGCTTGTTGGCGCTTGGCGCGATGTCCCGTTGACGGGCGTTTACACGCCGGACTTAAACCGCGTTGATAAAAAGCTGGATGAGATTTCTGGCATTCAGCCGAACATGCAGATCGGCGGAATTGATGATCCAGATCGTGAGATTTACGAATGTTATTGCGAAATTGATCTCAAAGGTTTTGAGCACGAAGAAGACGGTGAGCCGACAGGACTCCCGCTACCTTATCGGGTGACGCTTGATAAGGACAGCCGCCAGATACTCGAAATCCGGCGGTGGTGGGAAGAAGGAGACGAATCCTATGTCCGCAAAGAAGTCTTCGTCGAGTATGTGTTTGTTCCCGCTTTTCCCGGTGTTAATCTTGGCCTACTACATATTCTTGGCAACGCTAGTCGTGCTCTTACAGCGGCTTGGCGTATTGCTCTTGACAATGGCATGCTCGCTAATTTTCCGGGCGGCATTATGGCTAGATCTACCGGAAAACAGCAAACGACTAACATACGCGTGGGGCCGGGTCAGGTCGCGCCGATGGATGTAGATGGCGTTCCGTTGAATCAGGCATTTATGCCGTTGCCGTATCGTGATGTTGGCGGCGGATTTGTTCAGATCATTCAGAACGTCGAAGCGACATCGCAGCGTCTTGGCATGATGGCTGAGACGGCTGTTGGCGAAGGTCGGCAAGATGCGCCGGTCGGCACAACGATTGCGATGATTGAACAAGCAACCAAGGTTCTTAATGCGGTGCATAAGCGCATGCATACTGCGCAGCAGAAAGAATTTGGATTGTTGAAAGAGTTGTTCCGTCGCGATCCGCAGGCTTTGTGGCGCAGCAACAAGAACCCGAATTTCCAGAGCGATGCTGCGAGATTGCAGGAAGCTTTGGACAATCGCGATATTGTTCCAAAGGCTGATCCGAATACGTCTAGCCAGACGATGCGTATTCAGAAGGCGATTGCGATTTACACTCTTGCGCAGCAGAACCCTTCGGCCTTTGACCAGAAGGCGGTTTACGAGCGCATTCTTTCGATGATTGGCATTGAGGATGCGGCGGATCTGTTTAACAAGACGCCTCCGCAGCCGCAAGTTGATCAGTCTCGCATGATTGATGCGCAGGCTAAGATGTTGAGCGCTCAGGCGAAGATGGCGGACACGCAGGTCAAGGCGCAGAACGCTCAGGTCGAAGCGCAGACGAAGATGGCTCAGGTTCAGACGCAAAACATTGACGCTATTACGAAGCGTCAGATTGCGAAGACTGATGCGATCAATCATGCGCAGGATCGCAATGCTAAGTTGCAACTTGAGGGCATGAAGTTGCAGCAGTCGCAGATTGTTCACAAGGACAAGATGACGCAGCAGGAGCGGTTTAAGCAGGAAGATCTTGCGGAAAGTGATCGTGTTAAGGGGTTGGATTTATCTCATGCCCGTGAGAAAATGGATCTTGAGCTTGCGCATGGTCAGCAGCAGGCGGCGGCTCAGAGACTTCATGAAGTCGCGCAGCAGATGAGAGAGGCCGAAGCGGCGGATCGTCAGAATGCTGCGGGATTTGAAGGCTTGGAATGAGTGCCGATAGCGCGCTTTCGCGTAAGAAATAGGAGCTAAAAATGGGTTCGAAATCTTCAGGCCCCGCTCAGAGTGGTGGTGGACAGGGCGCTGGCGGCATGGGTGATGTTCCGCCGTTTAATATGCCGCAGACGACACAGCTTCCTCCGATGGCTGGGAATTCTCCTGCGCCAAATTATGGAGGCATGGGCTTTGGTGGTTTGTTTGGCATGGGCGGTGGCCTTGGTCCCAATCCATATGCTAGTCGCCGCACATCTTGGTGGAATCAGATTGACCCACAAGCGGGTGGTCCTGAGCCGTCTTATTCTGATCCTTACGGCGGCATGACGCAGTCAGGCGGCGCTCCGCAAGTTGGTGGTATGCCGCAGATTAATCCCAATGGTGTTTGGGGCGGCGGGAATGGTGCGCATCATATGTCTGACGATGACTATCTTCAGATGCTTTATCATACGCAGCTTGGCCGCGAGGCTGATCAGGGCGGCGCTGATTTCTGGCGCAGTCAGCTTGGCTCTGGGGCCGTTAATCGTGGCCAGCTTATGGATAACTTTAGGAACAGTGCTGAAGGTCAGGATTATCAGCGGCGCATGGCCCCGATGACAGATGATTTTGGTAGAAACTATCAATCACCTGAAGTGATGGACGCGATGCGTTTGGCTCAGCAGGGCGGTCAACAGCAGGGCGGTCAGGGTCAGTATCAGCAGGGTCCTGATCTTCGTAGCGCTTTGGCAATTCTTTCGCGCCTTGGCATCTTTTAATCAGGACACAAATTATGAACCGGACCATTAAAGACGCATTAAATCTGGCGCAGCGAATTAAGACACCTATTCGTTATCATCAGACAATTGCTCGACGTGGATATGCCACGGATGGTTCGGTTGAAACTCCGTTGACGACGGGAGAGCCTGAAACGGTTCCCGAACGTCCGGAGACTTTGGGTCTTCAATTACAGCAGCTCGTTCAAGGCAAACGGTCTGCTGTTTTTGTTTCTAATGCTTCTCCAAATGTTGTTGTTCCTCCCAAGATGAAGGTTGTTCAAACAAGGGAAGGGCAGATCTTTTTCAATCCTAAGAAGATTGATCAGGATAAAGTTGTTAGTGCGGTTCGTAATGGCGAGTTGAATAAGCTTCTTGATTATGTGCAGCCGAAAGGCGAAGCACAGCAACAGTCTTTTGCTCAGGGCGTTCGCCCAAATGCCGTTGTTTCTCGCAATGGTGATGGCGTTGAGCAGGACGCTGCGATTGTTAGTCCGGGGAATGAGGAAGAGCAGGCGCAGATTTTTGCAGACCGCGCTGAGCCCGGAAGCACTGTTGGCGTTGAAGATCCTGACTTTGAGACTGTTCCCAGCCGCATGCAATTTAACAGAGGCGGTTATGCGACGGATGGGTCTGTTGAGGGTGTTCCTGAAGAGGAATCGCAGGAAGACTTTATCAAGAAAGAGTTGGAAGGATCTGCGAAGCAGTATGATCCTGAAGCTGGAATATTGACGGGAAAGCGCGCGGGTTTGATGGGGGCTGGTTTTGCGCCCGGCTCTGGATTGGTGACTGCTGCTGGTAAGTTTCCGACTGCTGAAGGTGGATTTGAACCTTCGGTGAAGGAGGACATTAAGAACAAGCATTATGGCTCTGCTGCGCTAAAAACTTTGGGCGCTGCTGGTGATGTTGCTTATGCCATTCCGTTTGTTGGCCCTGCTGCTGGCGCTGCGCTTAAATTGCCTTTGGCTCTTAAGTTTGCTGCGTCGATTGCTCCGGCTGCGAAGGTTGCGGGTGAGGCTGCTACGGCGGCTCGTGAAGCTGCGCCCGTGGTTGAGGCGGCTGTCGAGGCTGCTCCGCAGTTGACTAAAAAGCAGTCTTTGGCTGCGATGGTTGAAGATTGGGCCAAGGGCGGCGGCAAGCGCGACCAGTATAATAGTCCTCATCATCAGTGGAATATTGAAGAGAAGCCTAAATACGACGCCATGCGTCCGGCGGCGACGGAAGTTCCTAAGCCGAATGAAGTTATTAATCCGTTGCCGGATTTTAAACCTCATTTAAATCCGATTGGCATGGCCTCTCGTGGATATGAAGCGGCTCATACATTTTTGCCGGAGAGCGATACTTGGGCGAACATGCAGGCTAAGCTTGTTGATCAAAAACTTGGCGCTGTTAAACCTGAAGAAATGAAGTGGGCTGACTTTGATTATGCCCCTGAGCAGGTTGTGACGAGAGAAGAGATTGCCGATAAATTCAAGCGCGCGTTTCCGCAGGTGTCTCGCGTTAAATTTGGGTATGTTCCAAAAGAAATTAAAGATTTAGAAGAAGCGACATACGTTGCTTCGGACAACGCATCTAACGCCCATGCAAATCTTTTGACTATGGTTGATCGTTTTGTAAATAGCGATTTAAACAAAGATCCTAATTTGCATTCTTCAAGAGTTGTTAATGCTTTATATGCGGGTGGCGACAGAGCCAAAAATATTTACAATGAAACACCGCAGTTTCTTCATAAATTTATGGACGAATTTGTTGACGCAAACAACAAAACAAGAGAGGCGGACGCCGCTTATAATGATGCATACGAAGCGGCTCGTAAGTCTGGCGAATTAAATCCAGCAAATTATGAAAGCTACTCCACTCCGGGCGGAGAAAATTATCGCATTTCTACGTTAAGGCTTCCACATCAAAATGATGTTCAAGGCATTCATCCGTCGCTTCAGAATGAATATGATACGAAACTTGCTGATTTAAATGCTAAAATTGAAGCACAGCAAGAGCATGTTTGGAACATGGACTCTGAGCATGAGGCTAGTGTCAACGAATTTTTAGAAAAAATGAAGGCGGAACGTCTTCAGCAAATGTATGATGATCCAGAATTAATGGAGTCTTGGGAAAAATCTAGAAAGGATGGAATTCAGCCGGGTGTCGATACTCCTTTAGATGTAATGACCCAAAAGCGCGATAATTTGTTTAAAAAGATTGTAGACGAAGAGGCTAAAAAGAATCCGGAGAAAATGGCCAACGCTTTAGGTTTGTCATTTGAATGGCTTGAGGCGTCTCAGAAACCTTGGCAGATTATTGAAGAAGAAAATAAATATCGTGAGATGGCGCGAAATGAACGTCCTGCTCTTCATGCTGAGTATGAAGCTCAATCTCAAGCTTTGCGTGCTAAAGATGCTCCCGTTTATGGAGGCGCATCTTTTGAGCATGAGCCCCACAGCCCCGGTGTCAGAAATCCGATAACGCAATCGCGCTTCAAGGATCGTGAAATCACCGATCCTGAAACCGGACAGAAATTAAAAGTCCTGTCAGATGAAGAGCAGCAGTCTGATTGGGCGTCTGAAATCCGCAAGCATGGTGGCGTTGATCCGATCATTGATCGTCAGCGTCGTAATCTTTTGAGTCAGCTTGATGAGCATGTTGAAAGCGGCAGAAAAGCTGCCGATGCTCTTCGTGACTGGAAGGAAGCAGAAGAAGCCAAAATTTTCGATAAAATCAAGCCAGAGGTTGGGCCTCTGTGGGAAAAATTTAATAAATCAAAACAGCTTAAAAGCGATACGGATGAGTTCAACCGAGCGTATAGCCCAATCTTTTCTAAGATTGAGCCTGAGCTAAAAGAATTAAAGACTATTTATAATAAAAAATATGATGAGATGAATGCTGCTCATCATGCGGGTATTGAAGAATTGCAGAGCAAAATAGAAGCAATTCCCGAGCAGCGTGGGATGGTGTCAACTGTTCCTTATGTTGGCGATGACGCACATATTGATCTTGGCGTTAAGCGCATGCTTCAAGAGGCTCTTGAAGGCGATTATGACCGCGTTTTTATTCCCGGCAGTCAGGAACATGCGCGTCGATATACAGATTCCTTTAGACAGGCGGTTGATCATATTCGCTGGGAAATTCCATCAAAACATGAAGTCAGTTTTATTGATAATGACGGTTATCGCTCGACTGAAACTTTTAATAATAAAAAAGATGCCCAAGATTATTACAATCAAATAGTAGACAAAGGATATGACGAACCTAAAATTATTTTAGATGAAGGCGGGAACGAAAAAACAGTCTACGTCAAACCTGTTAATTCCAATTCCGAAGAACATTTAAACGTTCAGCCGGTCACAAAGAACGGCAAAACGCAGCTCATGGTCGTTGATTCTTCCGTCAGTCGTTTCAGAGACAAACCACTGTCTTCAATTGTTGGGTCAAAAATGGCCAAACAGATTGAAGATGAGATGGAAGGCAAAATTCAATCTAAGAATTTTATGCTTGGTGCCGAAGGCTATCGGTCTCTGTATGAAGAAAAGAAGCCCGCAAAATTAAAGAGAATTATTCAGCATTATTTTGGCGAAAAACCCAATGTTTATGCTGGTGTTTTACCAAAAGGACGCCATGAAGGCGATGTCGAGGGTTATTGGGCTCATATTACGCCGTCCATGCGCGAGAAATATAAGCAAAGGTTGAAGGACCAAGGCTACTTTTTCTACGGCTACAAACGCGGCGGCGCAGTTTCCGACAAATTAAACGAGATCACAAAGCGCGGATTGCCGATTGCCGAGCGTTTGACCCGCGCCGATGGCGGTAGCTCCTTCAAAATTAATCGCAAGACGCAGGAACCTGTTCACGGATTGAAGATTATGCCTCCTGCGGAGGAATTGAGCGACGATCCGGAGATCCGTCGTTATCAAATGGCGCGTCATGCGCATGAATTTATTGGTTCGGAAGAGCCGGAAGCTCCACGTCGGCCCGTGGTTCTTGATGCTCCGCTTTTGGGCGGCAAAAAAGAGCTATTTTCGGTGCCTTACCAGTATCATCCGGCGATTGAAAAGGCTTTGAAGCTGGCTTATGGGCAGAAGACGTTGCCGTTGTATGCAACGCCTGAGACGACGCCGATAGGAAGAGCTTTAGATGCTTATGAAGCTGCCAAATTTATACAGCAAGATCCTTCTAATCCTGCCAATTACACTGGTGTTCCGGGAACTTTATGGAAAATTGCTGGATCTGAAGTTCCGGCAGTGGCGGCGGGCGCTATTTTGGCGAAGGATGAGGGAAAAGCGCGCCAAAATGGCCGTGGTCCGACGATTTTCGAGAAATTATTCGATTTTGACGTCGCGCCGAGCGTAATTTCGCATCCAAAGAGCGAAGAATTGCCGATGCGCTTGCCATATGGTCAACGCTACAACGAAAAAACCGGCGAATTAGACTCTCCAGAGTCGAAAGGCATCGGTTTCCGTGGTCCTTTGTCTCAAGGTGATCATATTGTCAGCGAATATTCGGCTGAGCGCGACATTTCTTATCCTTCAATTTATGAAGGAATTGATAAAGATGACTTAGCTAACGTCATGATGGCAGAAAGGCTTGAAGCGCCTCCTTCAAAAGACGTTGATCAGCGTGCTTATGAAGCCGCGAAGCGCAGAACAAGTGAAGGCAAATCACCGTTCTTTGAGCTTGGGAAAGATAAATATCCTGAATGGTCTCCGGATCAAGATTGGCCAGAAAGAAAGGGTTACGCTGAAGGAGGCTCTGCCCCATATGGCGTGACTTTTATTGGTGACGAAAAAGTCATAATCGGCTCTCCGCATGGCCAAAAGGCCGAGCTTTCTGATGATTTGAAGCAAAAAATCCAAGATATCGCCAATAAGCACGGCGCTTATTATGAGGGAACAGGCGGGGATATTGATCAGAACAAGGATTTTTTGCCCAAATACAATGGATCTTGGGATGATCTCCATGCCAAAAGTGTCAAGGGGTATCCGATTGAGTATTTGACGCCAATGTTCTCAAATGTTGACGTCAATAAACCTCACGAAACTTTCGTCTCTCCAGAAAAGACGATTATGTCCAGCCTGATTTCCAATCAGGATAAGATGAAATACTTCAAAGATCGCCGGTATGATGAAAAAGCTTTGAGGGATTTCCTTCAAGCTGGCAGTGAAAATGACGTTGACCTTTTAAAAATGTCTCAACTTCCGGCGACCAAAGAAAATCTGAAAAAGTTCTTTAAGACCGGCGAGAGTCTGACTTGGCCTGAAAATTGGTTGGAATATCCCAATAAACTTGGTAAACTTGCCAAGAAAACAGAGGATTCCAGAAACCAATTCCTGCTGAATGCTCCTTCTGGGGTTTATGTAGCAGGGGCCGGGCATCTTCCTGAGTTAAAACGTTTGCGTGAAGATTTGAATATTATCGGCGGAGAGCGCTCCGGGGATTAATGGTGACATCATGAAAGACAAAGCAATCGACAACGCTCTTCGTCTGGCCACCCAGAAGAAGGCTCCGACATACGAGCGCCCTACGAGCAATTCTGTAGATGCGCATAAGGATGCGGTGTCATTGCTTAATGATCTTGACGCTGAGTTTCCGCATTTGGCTGATGGTTATAAAAAAGGCGGCAAAGTCTCGCCTCCAGTCGCGCCTAAAGCCGCGCCGGAAGTTGGGTCAAAAGAATATTGGGATCAGCGCGACGTTATTAACACGACGCCCTTTTATAAGAGAATGGATTCTCCCAAGGACCCAATGTGGTATATTTCCCCAGAGGAATATCGCAAAGGCAACTTAGGGCGTAAAGAGTATGCATTGTCCACGGGTGGACGCGCTGGTTACGCGACAGGAGGCGATACCGGTTTAGACACGTCTAATCCGGTTGTTGATCAGTCTAATACACCGCAAGAATCTACGGTTGATTATGTTAACTCTCTGTATAAAAACATCATGGGTAGGACGCCAGATAAAGAAGGCGTGGCGTATTGGGCTAATCAGCTTGAAAATGGCGACATAAGTCAGGCCGATGTTCTCCAGCAGTTTGCTGGTTCTAAAGAGTTTCAGGGCCTATACAAAGACAACCCTACACAAGCGATAAACGCACTTTATCAAACGGCCCTTGGCCGCGCTCCTGATAAGGAGGGCTTGGATTATTGGACCAATCAAGCAAAGGGCGGTTTAAATCTTACCGATATGGTGGGCTCTTTTACTGCTTCAGATGAAGGTCTGAACGTTCAAGACATAAACCGAATGTATCAAGATTTTACAGGTAAAACGGCGACACCAGAGCAGCTTGCAGCTGCTCAAGAACAACTCGGAAACAATCAAGATTGGGCCGGATTTTTAGAAAAGACATTCCCGAAACAATTTGAACAAGCTGGCGCGCAGACTGCTGAAGGATACTTATCCGATGCTGTGGACACAGCCGGTAAAGTGGCTTCCGGAGCCGTGGACGCAGTGGCTGACTTAGTCAATCGCGGAAAATCAACTCTTATTGACGCGCTGAATTATTATAACATTAGGGATCCACAAATTCGAAATATTATGGCTGCGGCTGTTCAAGGAGAATCAAATTTTAAACCCAAATCAGAAAATTCTTATTCTGGAACCAAGGTTAAAGATATCCACCGCGCGCTTCCGCAAACTCGGAAAATACCTGACGCAGAACTAGAGCGGTTGAAGAAAGATGACCGCGCATTCTTCAATCGTGTGTATGCCCATTCCGCAGGCAATAAAGGTGGGGATGATGGCTACAATTACCGTGGGCGCGGACACATTCAGCTTACGGGACGCGCAAATTATCGTGATTACGGCGAAAAGGCTGGGCTTGGAACCCAACTGGAGGAAAATCCAGACTTGTTGTTGAATCCGGAAATCGCGGCGAAAGTCGCGGTTGTCTATATGAAAGATAAATTAGAGCATGGAAAAGGTAAGACCCCACAAGACCGCATTTTCCGTGGTATTAATACTCACGGTCCTGCCGTAGCCGCCAAAGTCGCGGCACTCCGCACGATACCTAAAAGTGGACAGTTTGGCGTCTTCACTATGCCGGAAGACGGCATACAATTTGCGGGTGCAACGGGGACAGCACCTAAAACACAAACAGAATCCTCACAGGCATGGATTCAGCAGATCAATGCTATTTATGACAAATATCTGCATCAGGCTCCTAGCGATCAAGGATTGAAAAATCTGCTTGGTCAGCTTTCCTCGGGCAAAGTTAAAATGTCCGATATCGACAACTTCATCAAAAATTCTAATGAGGCCAAGACTGCGACTGCGTATCAGACATATCGTCAACAGTTCGATCAATGGAGATCGGCAAGTGACGCCCGCAAGAAGTTTGAAGCCGATTACGTTGCTAATGAGGTAAGAAACGGTAGACATCCGTTTAGCCCGCCGGCAAACGTTGGACCGCAAGTTCCGCCCATGCCGCAGTGGGACAACAACAAGCTTCCAGAAATGACAAAGCAGTATACTTATCCAGAGTATACTCCGCAGGAGCTTCAGCAGCAGTATACTCCGCAGGAGCTTCAGCAGCAGGGCGCGATTGATGCTTATAAAAAACAAGTTTCTGATTGGCAGGCGCTACAGAAGCAATATCAAGACGCCATGGCGAACTGGCAGAGTCAGGTAAACAACTACAAGGTCTTGGCGGCAATAAATCGTTGGGACCCAAATCCACCGGCGCATTTGATGGCTGCAATACCTTCTGCGCCCGGCGGAATGCCTCTGCCAGATAAAAACGTTATGGAAGCTTTGGCCGCGTCAGGAGCAGCAGCCGCCACTGGCGTAGGCACAATGTCAAATCCCACTGGAACGCCTATCGGTATGTCCGGGACAAGCGTTGGGTCGGTCACGCAGTCTGGTTTGCCGGGGCAGTGGACGCCGCAGGGCATGACAGACATGAGTCAATTCAATAAAGCCTTTACTGATGCAATGGCTGGAGCTAACGCCGCTTATTCTAGTCACATTGACCCGATCACTGGACAATTCACGCCAATAACGTGGGATCCAATGACTGGCGTCGGTATCCATAGCCCGAGCTATTTGGGTCCAAATCAGTATGTGGGCAAGATAGAGGGCTATGGAAATTATGGCCCTGTTTACAACTCTATTGGCTCGTATAATCCTTCGTCTGTCACTGGATATACGCCCCCTACCGCGACAAACTTTACAGGAACTCTGGCGTATGGCCCCGGCTTTAAAAAAGGCGGCGTCGTTAAACCGACAGAAGAAGACGTTGAGAAAGCTCTCCGCATTGCAAAACGCAAAGGCGGTCGCGTCAACACAAAGATCGACAAAGATCCTGTGTTTGACATGAGCCTTAAGGCTGGTGGCGGCGCTTGGACACGCAAGGAAGGCCAGAACCCTGAAGGTGGTCTAAACGCCAAGGGACGTGCGTCCGCCAAGGCGGAAGGCCATGACCTGAAGCCACCGGCTCCGCATCCTAAGACGGACAAAGATGCTGCGCGCCGCAAGTCGTTTTGCTCTCGCATGAAGGGCATGAAGTCTAAGTTGACCAGCAGTGAGACGGCCAATGATCCAGACAGTCGTATTAACAAGTCTCTTAGAGCTTGGAATTGTCATAGTGACGGTGGCGCTGTGGATCGTGCTCTCAAAATAGCTGAAGGCGGCAAGGTTTGGGATAAGAAACGTCCTAAAGATTTGGGTGAGCCGGAAGCTTTGAGCAAAGGTCAAAAGAAGTCGGCAAAAGCGGCGGCAAAAGCGGCAGGACGGCCATATCCAAATTTGGTCGATAACATGAGGGCCGCGCAGCGTAAAAAGTAGCTTCATTTCCTCGCAAATTAGCTTATAATTTGCGGGGAAAGTCTTTGCGGGGTGAATAACCTTGCTTATATTTTCGTCTCGTGCCGAGTCGATTTTTTCAATTCTGGTTGGCCACCAGAATTTCGCTCCAAAGGGCGAGCGCTTCGCTTAATGGGTTTATCCTATAGGACTTAAAATTATGGCGCATGAATATCATAAGGCGGCGAAAGAGTCGCACGAGAAGAAGCTAAAAGCTTATGGTGCTGATGAGAAGCACACTGGCAAAGCTAAGAATTGGGCTGGCTTTGATGCTCTCAATACGAATGAGCAGCGCGGCCTAAAGCCGATTGATAAAGAGCCGGAACTCTCGAAAGAGACGATGCCGCGCATTATGCGTAAGAAGGGCGGTAAGGTCGTTGGTGCGGACAGCCTGAAGCGTCTGGACAAGGCCCCGCGTGGCGGCGCTCGCGCTGGCAAGATTCCGACAGGAACTGAGCAGCAGCTGACCTACAACAAGCCGGATATTGCTGTTCGTAAGGCTGGCGGCAAGGTTAGCGAGATTGAGTGGGAACACTCCAAGAAGGATCTTGCCGAAGATCGCAAACTCGCTAAGAAGCACGGTATGAAGCTTGAGAAGTGGGAACACTCTAAGCTTGATGAAAAGCACGACAAGCAGCAGTCCATGAAAGGTCTGAAAAAAGGCGGTCGTACGTACAAGGACGATGGTGGCGCGCTTCCTCCGGAAGATGAAATTTTTGAGTCCGAGGATCGTCTGCGCAAGAACCGTGGCAAGGTTGGTTCTTCGGCTATTTCCCCCGAAGAGCGAAAGGCAATGAACGAGCTTAGCCGCAGTTATATTTCGCCCGACGAATATAAAAAGGGCAATCTTGGTGGCGGCGAATACGCCATGAAAAAGGGCGGCGTTGCGCGCAAGAAGCGTGATGCTGGTGGTCCTTTGATGTCCGATGCTGGTAAAGACGGTCGTCAGGGCAAGGACAGCAAGACTGTGATGATCTTCAACCTTGGCAAGGATCAGGGTCAGGATCAGCAGGCTGGCGTTCGTCCTCTGACTGGTATGCCTCCGGGTCCGAGCGGCGCTCCGATGATGCCGCCCGCGCCTCCGCCGATGGCTGGCGCTCCGGGTGGTATGCCCCCGATGGGCGGTATGCCCCCGATGGGCGGTATGCCCCCGATGGGTGGTATGCCCCCGATGGGCGGCGCTCAGCCCCCGATGATGCGCAAAGATGGCGGTGCGGTTCAGGTTCCGTATAAGAAGCCCGGTCGTAAGGGTGAATATCCGGCCATGGACTTCGGCTCTGGCGGTGGTTTTGGTCGCAAGCAGAAGATTGATGCTTACGGCGCTGGAACGACCAAAGGTAAAAGCGTCTAAATAAATTAGCCCCCGGTCAATAGATCGGGGGCTTTCCCACACAGGAGAGCGAATGAATTTAGATCTTCGCTGCCTTCAAGAAATTGAAAAGCAGATTGGTGAACAACTCGAAAAGCATGCTGCTGAGTTAGTCACTGGAAGAGCCATCGATTGGGCGGACATGCGGTTCCGGGTCGGTGTCATAAAGGGTTTGCGAGATGCTCTCGCAATCGCCAAAGATGTCAATGAAGATATCCTTGGTGTTAAACGTGAAGAAAGGTAAGTCGCGATGCCCGCGATAGAAATGAATCATGAGACTGATCCCAAGGCCGCGCTCTTGGATAAAGTCGGAGAGTTAGAAGGCGTAGAGATTTTCGGTAGTGATGTTTTAGTTGCTCTGTATATTCCGCCGGAAAAGACAAAGAGCGGAATTATCCTTTCGGACGCAACGCGAGAAGAATCCCGTTGGCAGGGCAAAGTTGGCCTAATCCTAAAACTTGGCACAACTGCTTATGTCGATGAAGAGGGCAACAAATTCCGAGACATTAATGTCGGAGATTGGGTTGTCTTTAGGCCGTCAGATGGCTGGCCTTTCCAGTTAAACACGATGAAATCGCGCATTTCGAGAGATAGCGTTGTTGATTGCCGTGTTGTTAATGACATTCACATCCGTTGCCGGGTGAGCCATCCGGATCTCGTTTACTAAGGAGCGCTTCCTATGATTGATGAAGTTAAAGAAGAAAAGCCGGTTGAGGTAACTCTTCCAGAAGAGACTGTTACCGAAGTTGAGCTTTCCGACAAGAACGCGAAGATTGATGAGACAAAATCTCAAATTCGCGAAGTTTCGAATGACAAATCAGATAAGGTCGATGATCGTGAAAAAGCCCTTCACGACCTGAAAAAACAATATGAGCATCAAAAGCGTGTTGCTGAAGCGGAGCGCAATGCCCGTCAGCAGGCTGAGTTGTATGCCCGTCAGCAGGCTCAGTCTGTTGGACGCGCTCAGACTGAAGTTCAGGACAGCAACTATCGCATTATTATGAATGCGATTGATGCAACTGAGCAGGCTGCTGCAAATGCTGAGCGTGATTACGCAGAAGCTATGGCTGCTGGTGATTATAACCTTGCGGCAAAAGCGCAGCGCGCAATTGCTCAGGCGGAAAGTCATCTACTTCAGTTGAACAACGGCAAGCAAAAGCTTGAAGAAGTTCTTCAGCAGACGACAGAGGGCGCTGTTTACGAGCCTCAGATTCCTAATTTTGAGCCTCAAATTCAGCAGGACCCTGTTGAGGTCTATGCCAGCCGTTTAACGCCGAAAAGCGCTCAGTGGTTGCGTGAGCATCCCGAAGTCACCGACAAGATTGGTCGATTGACGCGAGCCCATCAGGACGCGCTTGAAGACGGTCTTGTTCCGGAATCCGACGAATATTTTGGTTACATCGAAAACCGTCTTGGATATTCGCGTAGCTCTTCTGATGAAAGTTATGCACCTCGGGCGAAAAAGTCGATGGTTTCGGCTCCGGTTGCCTCTTCGGCGTCTGGCATTTCTTCCCGGTCAAGTGGCGCGTCCAATACGATGGTTCTTTCGCCATCTGAGGTCGAAATGGCCATTCTTGCTGAGCCCGAAATGTCACGGGAAAAGGCAATCGAATCTTACGCACGAAACAAAGCGTATTTGATCAAACAGGGCAAACTTAGCGCCTAATCAAAACGCACTTAAAGGAATATATTCATGGTTACTGAAACAAATAATGAAGCGCGGACGCGTGAAGCGCGTTCTGCTACTTCTACGGGCGCTGGCCGCGAGACCAAAGAGCAGTCTATGGCTCGTGCAGAAGCTCGTATTCGCCAGCTTCGCGGCAATCCGGACCTTCAGGGGACGGAGCGCGATAAATATTGGGCTCCGAACCCGCCTGATGGCTTCGATTATCAGTGGAAACTGAAGTCGGTGATGAATCAGGACGACATTGACCGCATTCGCCAGAACGAAATGAACGGTTGGGAGCCGGTTCCGCTTTCTCGCCATCCGGAATTGATGCCGCGCGGCTGGAAGGGCGACACCATTGAGGTGGGCGGTCTAGTTCTTATGGAGCGTCCGATGCTCTTTACGCAGGAGGCTCGTGAGGAAGAGCGCCGCGCTGCGCGTGATGCGGTTTTGACCAAAGAATCGCAGATGCGCGAGGGTCGCGCTGGCGATCTTGGCCGTCGTGAGGTCAATCGGTTCTCAAAAACACGCGCTCCGATTGACGTTCCGAACGAATAATTAACAAAGGGCTTGCTTTTACGGCGCTTTCGGTCAATAATCTCCGGAAGCGCCGTATTCTCAATATAAAAAATTGAGAGCATGTCGCACATTGCTCAAGGAGCATTAGAAAATTTAGAATTTGTATCTTAGATGATTTGAAACTCGCGCTGAGTAGATAAAATCTTTGATACATAGAGTTTGGTGTCTCACCAAACATCGGGGTGGACCCGAAATTTTAGCAATTCGCGCTGAGTTGCTTCTCAACATCATCGTCTAAAGACTGTTACGCGCTGTAGCGGTTCGCGACTTCACTCTAGGATAAGGAGGAAGGCCGTGAGCAATACTTTTGCGCCTTTCGGCTTCCGTCCGGTAAATACTTCGAATGGGCCGATGAACTGGCGCCTTTCGACACGCCGGATTGCTTCTACGAACGCTACTGCCATCTACAAGGGCGATGCCGTCGTCCCTGTTACTTCGCCGGGCGCTAACGGCTACATCAAGCAGGCGACTGCTGGTGCGGTTCCGCTGGCCGGTATTTTCTGGGGTTGTCAGTATCTGTCAACTTCGCAGAAGCGCACTGTTTGGTCGCAGTATTGGCCGGGCAGCGATGCCACGGGCGACGTTATCGCCTATGTCATCGATGATCCGAACGCCCGTTTTGTCGTCCAGACCTCTGGTTCTTCGTTCCAGATCACTGGCACGACGACGGCCTTTTCGTCGTCCCCCGTTGGTCAGCTTGCCCAGCTCAACATCGGCACAGGCTCTGCTCTGACGCAGCAGTCTGGCATGTATCTGGACACCGTTGGCACAACCGCCACGTTCCCGTTCCAGATCGTTGACATGGTTCTTGATCCGCCGGGTGCGAACGGAACCGATCCGACGTCGAACTACAACTATGTTGTTGTCGGCTTCAACAACGAAATGCTGCGCTCGAACGGCGCGGTCACTGGCATCTAAAAGGAGTAGGCTACTATGGCAGTTAATCTTAGTGCCATTCGCGACCTGCTTTTGCCGGGTCTGCGTGGCGTAGAGGGTAAGTATCCTCAGATTCCGTCGCAGTGGGATAAGGTCTTTGAGAAGGCCAAGTCCAACATGGCGCTGGAGCGCACCGCTGAAATGCGTTACCTCGGTCTTGCCGCGATCAAGACTGAAGGTGGTGCGGTCAGCTTCGACAATAACGCCAGCGAGCGTTATGTCTATAATCAGGAGCACTACGAGATCGGTCTCGGCTACGCGATCACTCGTAAGGCGATTGATGACAACCTCTACAAGACACAGTTTACGCCGACGAACCTCGGCCTGATCGAATCGTTTGGTCAGACCAAGGAAATTTACGGCGCGAACATCCTCAACACCGCTCAGACGTATAACGCGTCGGTCGGTGGCGACGGTCAGGCTCTCTGCTCGCTCAATCACCCGATTGACGGCGCGGTGATCCCGAACACGCCGACTGTTCAGGTTGATCTGAACGAATCGTCCCTGCTTAACGCGATGGTCTCGATTCGTCAGAACTTCAAGGACATCGCTGGCCTGAAGATGTTCGCTCGTGGTCGCAAGCTGATCGTTCCGCCGTCTCTTGAGCCGGTTGCGATCCGCCTGACCAAGACCGAACTGCGTCCCGGCACGGCGGACAACGACGTCAACGCTATCCATACAACCGCTGGCGGTCTGCCGGAAGGTTATATGGTCATGGACTTCCTGACGTCGAACTACGCTTGGTTCCTGCTGACCAACATCAAAGGTCTGGTCTACATGGAACGCGTCCCGTACGAGATGGACATGCAGGTCGATTTCACGACTGACAACCTGCTGGTTAAGGGCTACGAGCGTTACAGCTTCGGCTACTACAACTGGCGTTCGATCTACGGCTCGTTCCCGACGTCGTAACGAAATAGTTCGCCGCCCATCGATCTGGTGGGCGGCGAATTTTATCAAAACAATCCGGGCATCTAGCCCCCTCGACTGGCCCGGCAGACACTGCACGGACGATGGGGCGAAACCTAGTGCAGGAGGTATGTAACATGGGTACAACGACGTTTACCGGCCCCATCAAGGCCGGAAATATCCTGAATACAACTGGCACAACGCCCGGTTCTGACATTGCCAATGTCGGTTCGGCTGTTATGGCTCAGTCTGTTGCTATCACTCAGGCTGCGACAACAAGTGCTACGAGCACATCAGTTGTTATTCCTGCAAATAGCACGATCCTTTCGATCAGCCTTTTTGTTACGACTGCTTGGGGTACGACTACGACTCTTAGCATTGGAACAACGTCTGCTGCGAATCAGCTTGGTAGTCTTAGCGGACTGTCAGCAGCTGGAATTTATTCTGTTGCTCCGACGACTACGACTTCGGCTTGGTTTGTTGGCACGACAGACGTCCAGATTTGGGTTGATTCTGGCGCGGGTACAGGCGGCGTGGGTGTTCTGGTTGTCCAGTATATCCAAGGTTCGAACGGTTAATCTAAATTAAAGGAATATGACAATGAAGGGTCGTACAACTCGCGCCACTGGCGGCAATGTTGAAGAAGGCAAGAACGTTTCGGACGCTGCTCCGAGCATGGTGTATGCTGGCGGCGACAGCAATGTCGTGAAGGAAGCCAAAGAGCGCACCGGCAAGTTCAAGAAGGGCGGCAAAGTCGGTCTTTTTGGTCGCGGCAAGATGTCGGAAGGCATGGAAGAGAAGATGGAAAAGAAGGCGAAGAAGGACGGCGGTTGCGCTTCGGGCGCGAAGCCGCATGCTCGCCTTGACCGTGCGAAGCGCGCTTCGGGTGGCCCGCTCTCGACTGCCGCCAACATCACGAACCGCCCCGGCGGCAAGATGGAACGTGGTGAGTAATAGATCAGTTAGCCCCGCTTAGGTGGGGCTAACTCCTATTTCGGAGGGTGAAATGAGCGATAAGTGGATTCAGGACGCGATTAAGAACAAAGGTTCTCTTCGTAAGTCGCTTCATACTCCGGAAGGTGAAAATATTTCTGCCAAAAAGCTACAGAAAGCTTCACATAGCGATAACCCAACGCTGGCAAAACGTGCTAATTTGGCGATGACGCTTAAAAAGCTTCATAAACGCCACGGTGGAGAAGTCTAATGCGCCCGATTACTGTTTCGACAAGCGATGCGAGTGCGGGAAACGTTGAGTCTAGCTGGGTGTTTTTTGACGCTTATGCTTTTGCTCCGATCTCCATTCAGGTTAGCGTGACCGGTACAGCCACTTACACGGTTTATTCGACGCTTGATGATCCAAATGATCCGACAAATCCTGTCGCTTCTGGATCGATGACTTGGGTTCCTTTGACCGATCTGTCTGCGAAAAGCGGCTCTCTTCAGAGCACTTTTACTGGCATCCCGAAGTATGCAAAAGTCGTACAGACGGCAGGCAACGGATCTTGTAAGGCAACATTTATTCAGCCCGCCAACGTCCCATTTTAAGATTTTTTGCTGCATGCATGACATGGAGCCGATTTAGAAAAGGACAGTAATCTTGGCGATATCGGGAACATTCAACTTTGACCCGTCGCTGGGAAATATTGTCATCGGCGCATTCGCGCGATGCGGTCTCCGGCGCACGGAATTGACGTCTCAACATATGCAGGACGCATATTTTGAGGCGAACATGGTTCAGTCTGAATTGCAGGGAGACGGCATTCAGACTTGGCAGGTAAGCTTAGAGAAGATCGATATTATCGCTGGTAAGGGCACATACAATCTTCCCAAGAAGACTGTTTTTGTGTTGGATGTTTATATCCGACAAAATGGCGTTGAGCCTTATGTCTCTTGGGATAATCAAAGCTCTGTCGTTAGCGAATGGATTAACGAGAGTAATTCAATTCAACCGTGGGAGGGCGTTTTTGCCTCTCAGCAGTCTACAGCGACAGATCGTGTGATTCTCCCGCTTAGCCGTTCGGATTATGCCGCCATTGCGAATAAATATCAGCAAGGTTTCCCGACATCATATTGGTGGGACCGCACTAATCCTTCGACTCTTCACCTGTGGCCTATTCCTCCGTGGAATATCCCAAATGGTTTACAGTATTATGTCCAACAGCGCCCAGACGACGCTGTTTTAGGTAATGGTACGCAAGTTGATATGCCTTACGAGGTGTATGATTATTTTACTTGGTGCCTAGCTGAACGCCTTGGTTTTCTTTATGCGCCTGAAAGAGTGCAGTTAATTGCAGCCAGAAAACAAACTGCGTATATGAAGTATACGCAGGCCACGACAGAGAACGTTCCGATTTCGATGAACGTTCAATTGAGGGGGTATTTTCGCTGATGGCGTGTTTATATTGCCATTTTAAAAAAGACACGGACGAACCTTTCTATGTTGGAATTGGGCGGAAGACGAAGCGCGCGTATGCACTAAATCATCACAGCAGAACTAAGTTTCACAAAAATATCGTAGCGAAGCACGGCGCTCGTGTGGAAATAATAAAAGATGAAATTTCTTGGGATCTGGCTAAGTTCTGGGAGATCAAATGGATTAAAGCGTTCCGCGATGCCGGGTACAAGTTGGTTAATTTAACTGATGGAGGAGATGGAACCGCCGGCCTTCCCGCACATAACAGAAAAAAAGTTCTGTGTTTAGAAACCGGAGAACTATTTGACAGCGCTGCAAGCGCTGCGTTTAGGTTTGGAATATCAAGCGTTACTGTTTCTGATGTGTGTAGGTTAAAATATAGATCTGCAAAAGATTATCATTTTGTTCTGTCCGACTGTGAAGTTGAAAAGTCGGACCGAGAAGCGATGATAAAAGACATTGAAAATGAATGTGCACTGAGAAGAAAGCGCGTTGTTTTAAATAAAAATCACGCAGACCCTATTGACGGGATGGATGCAAAAGGTAGGAGTATGGCGGGTCCGATCAAGAAATCACGACCTGTATATTCCATAACAGATGACATTTCTTTTCCGTCCGCTAGTTCGGCGGCCCGATATTATAATGTCTCGAAGAGCGCAGTTATTGAACTTTGCCTTAAAAAGAATAACAGAAAATCAGTTGGCGGCGTCCGTTTTAAATATATAGAGGGGGCATAATATGGGATACGCCTCTAAAGCGGGACGGGCAACTACAGACCCAAATAGCCCGAAAAGTTTTGCGGTCTGCGATAGATGCGGCATATGGCATAATCACAACCAGTTGCGTTGGCAAATGGATTACCGTGGCCGTTCTCTTCAGAACCTTCGTATTCTGGTTTGCGATGAGTGCTACGATACGCCTCAACCGCAGCTAAAACCGCGCATTATTCCGCCGGATCCGGTTCCGATTCAGAACGCCAGAACAGAGCAGTTTGAGCTTTACGAGACAAATACTCGTATTACTCAGGGCATGGAGGTGGATTTTTTCACCGGAATTCCTGTCGCCACTGGAGATGTTCGCGTCACACAAAACCAAAATACACGAGTTACACAGCAAACTGGTCAGGCTCCGGGCGGAAGAAACCTTTTTCCCGGCGTCAGGTTTATGGTTCCCGGCGATGGAACGGACAATGTTCCATATGGTTCACCCGGCATTCCAAATTCCGGTTTGATCACTGAAGAGACGCGTTACTCAGTTTGGACAAATACAAATACTAATCCGATGTATTTCGTGAACGATCAAGGTTTCGAAATGTATTGGAATCAGGACGGCAATCCGAGCCTGTAGTTCTTTCTTTATTGAGGTTCTGGGTATATAATGTCTGCCAGAATCTTACAGACCTAAAGGGTTTGAATTATGCCCGTACCGTATGAAGTCCCTAATACGTTTGCCGATGTTCCGAATGGACAGACGATACCTCTTTCTCAGCTTGACGAAAATTTTGCGTATATTGAAACGCAGCTTTCGCAGGGTGGATTGGGCGCTACAGGTCCGACAGGTCCGACAGGTGCGTCTGGGACTTCTGGTGTTAATGGTCCGACAGGTCCGACAGGAACAACGGGTCCGACAGGTTGGACTGGTCCTTCGGTTACTGGTCCGACAGGTGACATGGGGCCTACGGGTCCCGCTGGTGGTCCGACAGGTCCGACAGGTGCCGCTTCTACCGTTACTGGCCCGACAGGTTGGACAGGTCCTGCTGTTACTGGCCCTACAGGCCCGACAGGTGACATGGGTCCGACAGGCCCTGCTGGTGGCCCGACAGGCCCTACAGGTGCATCTTCTACAGTTGCCGGTCCGACAGGCCCGACCGGAGCTAACGGAAATGCCGGTCCTACCGGCCCGACTGGCGCTGGAAGCGTAACAAATGTTGCTGCTTCTGGTGGTTCGACTGGACTAACTTTCAGCGGCAGTCCGATTACGTCATCGGGTACTCTGACACTTGGAGGAACGCTTGCTGTAACAAATGGCGGAACAGGTGTGACCGGAACGCCATCTAATGGTCAGCTTCTTATTGGTAACGGAACGGGTTTTTCTCTGGCGACGTTAACAGCCGGGACAAACATTACCTTAACGAATACTTCTGGGGGCATTACAATTGCCTCTTCTGGAGCTGCTGCTGGCGTCAGTTCTCTTACGTTTGGAACAACGGGCTTAACCCCCTCGGTTCCAACTGGCGGTGATATTGTCGTTTCGGGAACGCTTAACATTGCAAATGGCGGCACGGGACAGACAACGGCAAGTGCTGCGATTAATGCATTGCTCCCTTCGCAGTCTGGCGCAAGTGGCAAATATCTAACATCCAACGGAACGACCGCTTCTTGGGGGACAATCACCTCTGGCGGGACTGTCACAAGTGTTGGGTTACAGTCTAATTTATCCGGCATAACTGTTACAGGAAGCCCTGTAACTTCTTCTGGAACAATTGCATTAGGCGGAACTCTTGCCGTTTCAAATGGCGGAACAGGACTGACATCTGTAGGGTCTAACGGTCAGGTCTTGTCGTCCAATGGCAGTGGGATGACATGGACAACTCCAGTTTCTGTTTCTGGAACGAACAATTGGTCTGGGGCTAATACTTTTTCTCAGTCAGTTACCATAACAGCCGCGGGTGGAATGCTGTTAAATACATCAACTGGCAATATTACATTTGGGTCGTCGGCGGCATTTGGAATTTATAATAGCGGCTCGTCGTTCCTTGCCCTTACAAGCTCTCCCGGCAATGCGCTTACTCTCCCGTATGCCGCCGGGTCTGGGGTGACGGGCAGTGGACCATATACCAATGTATCAGACGCAACACTGAAGAAAGATGTCGCGCCAATCACCAACGCCATCGACATAATCAAGAGGCTTGAGGGCGTATATTATAACTGGACCTACGAGAACGACCTTGGACGGCAAATAGGGCTTATTGCTCAGGACGTCCAAGAAGTTATCCCGGAAGTTGTGACGGAGAATCCGAGAGATGGCAAATTGGGCATCGCCTACAGCCCGATTATCGCCATTCTGATTAACGGCATCAAGGAACTTAAGGCCGAGGTGGATGCGCTTAAAGCCCAATAGAATTTAGTGGCAGTTTACTGCACAACCGACAAAGACGGACGGATACTGTGAGTAATGTTCAAATAACACAATTACCCGTAGCGATTGCGCTAAATGGGCAAGAGCAGTTAGAAGCTGTTCAGAACGGCACATCCGTCCGTGTTACGACTGATCAGATCGCTTCTTATGCGCAGATAACTGGTCCGATTGGTCCGACAGGACCGCAGGGTCATGTTGGTCCGACCGGACCGACCGGTGAGACGGGTCCGACTGGATTACCTTCGACTGTTCCGGGTCCGACCGGACCGACCGGTAATATTGGTCCGCAGGGCGTTACCGGACCGACTGGAACAAAAGGTCCGACTGGTCCGACTGGTCCGACAGGTAATCAGGGCGACATTGGCCCGATTGGTCACACTGGCCCGACTGGTCCGACTGGCCCGACTGGTCCGACGGGCGCTCCATCAACTGTTACCGGCCCAACGGGATCTACCGGCCCAACGGGATTTGGCCCGACCGGCCCGACCGGCGTTACAGGATCTACTGGTCCGACTGGTCCGACCGGCCCAACCGGCGCTCCATCAAACGTTACCGGCCCGACAGGAACCACTGGCCCGACCGGCCCGACAGGACAGGCTGGCGCTGGCATTACCTATAAAGGCACCGTTGGTAATTATCTCCTGCTTCCGGGATATCCGAGCAGTTATACCGGCGCTATTGGCGATGCGTATGTCACTCTGAATGATACGCATCTTTGGGTGTGGGATGGTTCAGTTTGGGTTGATAACGGCGCAATTGCTTCTGTTACGGGCCCTACTGGCAATACTGGTCCAACGGGACCAACTGGCGTAAATGGCGTTAATGGGCCGACCGGACCGACAGGCACCAATGGAATTGATGGTCCGACTGGTCCGACTGGCGATCAGGGTATCCAAGGACCAACGGGTCCTACGGGCACAAATGGTATTGATGGACCTACGGGTCCAACGGGTGTTGGCGGTCCTACGGGACCCACCGGCGTTAATGGCATTGATGGCCCAACGGGTCCAACAGGAGCCCCGTCTACGGTTATAGGCCCCACCGGACCAACGGGGTTATCAATCACGGGCCCAACAGGACCAACTGGCGCGCTAGGTCCGACAGGTCCGGGCGGAACAATTGCGCAGTGGGGATCGTTTTACGATACCACAACACAGACAGCGGCAAACACAACTACTGCTTACCCAGTTAACTTTAATAATACGGATCCGGCGAGCACTGGCGTTTCTATTGTCAGTAGCAATCAAATTACGTTTGTTCTGGGTGGCGTATTTAATCTTCAATATTCATTACAGGCTGTTAATTCTGACACTCAGATCCATGATGTTAATATCTGGATTAGGAAGAACGGCGTAGATATTACGGACAGTAATAGTCGTTATGCTATTACTTCTTCGCATGGTGGAACAGACGGCTATACAATTTTAGCCATTAACTATGTCCTGCCAATTTCCGCTGGCGATTATATCCAGCTTATGTGGCAGCCAGAAAGCACACAAGTAACGCTTTCAACATTGGCTGCTGGGACAACTCCAACTACACCTCAAGCGCCTTCTGCTATTTTCACTGCAACGCAGGTTACATATACGCAGATTGGACCTACTGGTAATACTGGCCCAACAGGTCCGACCGGATCCGCAGGTCTGACAGGACCAACAGGGCCAACTGGAACTACTGGAGCTACTGGGCCTACAGGCCCGACCGGCGCAACTGGCCCAACCGGAACGGTAGGATCGGCTGGCTATGTAAGGACGGCGTTCACGGCAACGCAAGGGCAGACTACGTTTAGTGTCACTTATACTGTAGGCGCTATCCAAGTT